AGAAACGTGTAGTTGTTAAAGAGGCTCAAGGTCAAGTTCCTGATCAAATTACTGGATTAAGTGGTTGGCAAGATCAGGGCAAGCAAGTTGTTTCAAGAACTGCCGGCAAGGTTCGTGGCTTTCCTAAATACAATCCAAATGTAATAAGAAAAGGTTTGGCATACTCTTTAGGACGCTCACGCCGTAACAATGCAGGTTTTGTCAATGTTTACCGATTGCTTAACAGATCAGCCGCCGGCGCAATCTATGAGACCGCAGGTCGCAAAAATCCTCAAGGTCGTTCACCAATTCAAAGCGTTTCAAGTGATTCATTCGTGCAAGGTTTTGAAGGAACTTACAAATACAAAGGCAAGGTAAGAAACCGAGCAACTCGAAACTATAACAGCAATAACCCTTTTGCCGGTTATCAGTTTGTTACAGCAATTAACGACGAAGCAAAATTGGAAAGCATTGGTAGAGGCAGAAAAAACCAAGGTCGTTTACTTTATGCCGCTTTTGCTAAAGATCAGGGCAAGGTTACAAAGGCAACTTTTAAAGCAATAGACACCGCTATTTTTAAATTCAATTCAAGCATTAAACGAAAGATTGGACTTGCCGCATGAGTGCAACCGGTATTGAAATCCCAATTGTCAGCACCTACAAAGACAAAGGCGCGAAGGCTGCAAGCAAGTCGCTTAATGTTTTAACTAAGTCCGCAAAGGCTTTAGGTCTTGCTTTTGGTGCTTATCAAACTTTAAAATTCGGAAAAGGTGCAGTTAAGGCTTTTGCTGCTGATCAAAAAGCAGCCGGCGCATTATCTAAAACATTACAAAACTTAGGTCAATCTTATGCAGTATTAAGCACCGCAGGTTTTATTCAGAACTTACAAAACACAACAGGCGTTTTAGATGATCAATTAAGACCGGCATTTACTCAATTAGTAAACTCAACTTTAGACGCTAGAAAAGCGCAACAATTACTTTCAGTCGCTTTAGATACTTCAGCCGGAACAGGAAAAGATTTAGCAACTGTTACAGCCGCATTAAGCAAGGCAGCGTTAGGGGAAAACACCGCTTTATCAAAACTTAATATTGGTTTGACAAAATCCGAACTAAAAACAATGGACTTAGATAAAGTCACTACCTTTTTAGCAAAAAAGTTTAATGGTCAAGCCGCATTAGCAGCCGACTCTTTTGCTGGAAAAATGGCAATTCTTACTGCTAAAGCCGAGGACGCAAGAGAGGAAATCGGCGGCGCTTTAGTTCAAGCGTTGGATTCCGCTTTTGGAGACCCTGACAAATACGGTAGCAGCATTGACAATATCTCAAACAAGTTAGTTGATTTAATAGGCAATGTTTCAAAGTTTATCAACATTACTAAAACAGGTTTACAAAACCCAACTTTAAAGCCTACCTCAGCCGAGTTTGGTTACAAATTAAATTTCGATAAACCTTTTGACCCAATGGCTATGAAGTTTGATTACACCGCATTACAAAAAGAGGAAAAGAAATTACAGAAAGAGGCTGCAAGACAGTTAAGATTACGACAAGCCGCCATTGCTAAAGAAAAGGCTTTAATTGCTGAGCAAAAGAAAATTGAGGCTGATCGAAAGAAACTTGAGCAAGCCGGCGCAATTTTTGACATGGATCAGATTCAGATTTATGCAGCATTACAAAACAAGATAACAGACCAAGAGAAATTAAGATTATCTTTACAAATGGCTTTATTGCAAGAGAATGCAACCGAAGCGCAGAGACTGGCAACTGAGTTATTTAAATCACAATTACAAACCACTAACCTTGCCGACGCTATTGCCAAACTACCGAGAGCGCTTTACCCTTTTAGCGGATGGTCAGACGAAATTGACTTATTGCTAAAACAAATTGAGTTACTTAAAAAACTATTAGCAAGCATGAACTTGCCTGCCGGTTCAACACCTGCCGGAGTTATTGGCGCGATGGGCGGTTATGACGCCGGTGGTCGTTATGTTGGAACTCCGTTTGGTCAAGCCGGTTCAAATGTAAGCACCTACATTGGTTCTCAAGGTGGTTATGACATGGCAGCAAACTATGTAGGAACTCCGTTTGGTCAGGCTCAACCATCCTCAACGACTAACATTTATGTTAATGGTGCTACTCAACAATTATTAAACGAGTTGCGCAATGGTTTAATTGATTCGTCCGCTTCAGGTTCTTTTGCAACGGTAAACCCAAACCGATAACATGAGTTTACCTGTACTAGATGTAAGCCTAAATTTCTCGTCCGGTGCTACCTTCGGAAACCCTTTTACATTAGACGACCCTGTAAATGGTGTTCTAGGAACAGGTTTACTTTCAGATTCCTCAGCCCCTGCCCTAGTAATAAACTTAACCGATGTAACTAGACAGATACAAATTCGACGCGGTAGAAATATAAGCCGAGATACTTACGAGGCAGGAACTTGCACCGTTAGGATTTACGATCAAACAGGTCGTTTCAATCCTCAAAATACCAGTTCAGATTTATTTGGCTTTTTAACACCTTTAAGAAAACTAAGAATTTCAGCAACCTACTTGGGTGTAACTCATTACTTATTTAGTGGTTATACAACTGATTACATTTACACTTATGACCAAGCCGAGAACATTTCCTATGTAGATATTAACGCAAGCGACGCGTTCCGATTGTTAGCAATGGCAACAATTACTTCGGTTACCGGTCAAGCCAATGGACAAGATACCGGAACAAGAATTGATAAGATTCTTGACACCGTAGATTTTCCTGTTTCAATGAGAACTTTAGACACCGGTGATTCATTAACTCAGGCTGACCCTGCAACCAATAGAACTCCATTGGCAGCAATCAAGAATTGTGAGACTTCAGAACAGGGGGCTTTCTTTATTAACCCTGAGGGCAATGCGGTATTTAAAAACAGATCAAACACAATATCATCCGCCGGTGCAACTCCACTTGCCTTCAATCAATCCGGTGGCATACCTTACAAAAATCTAATTTTTGCATTTGATGACAAACTTATTGTAAATAAGTCAACAGTCACACGAGTTGGTGGCTCACCTCAGACCTATACCGACGCCGCTTCGCTTGCCGAGTACTTCCCGCATGTTGTGAACTTCAGCGATTTGGTCGTGCAGACTGATACTGAGGCAGCCAATATAGCCGCAATCTATGTCGGAACTAGATCGACGACAAGCATTCGAATTGATCAAATGAGCGTTGACCTCTATGACCCATTAGTGCCAAACGGAACAATGCTTGACTTAGACTATTTTGACAATGTGGTAATAACTAACATTCAGCCCGATGGCTCAACCATTGTCAAGAATTTACAGATTCAAGGGGTTAACTGGGAAATCACTCCGAACTCATTCCTTGGAAACTTCACTACACTCGAGCCAATAACAGATGGGTTCATAATTGGAAACAGTACCTACGGCATTATAGGTGAGGATATTTTATCCTACTAAGGTATAATTAGAGACTAGGGAGATCAAACTATGGCAGCAGGATTAGGTTTTAAAACATTCAACACCGGCGATGTGTTAAGCGCGGCGGATGTTAACGGTTATTTAATGCAGGGCGTTTTGGTTTTTGCCGACGCAACTGCTAGAGACGCAGCAATTACCTCACCTCAGGAAGGTCAATTCGCATATACAAAAGATAATAATTCTTTATGGTATTACTCAGGCAGCGCATGGATCGCTTCAGGTGCAACTGGAGACATTGAGGGGGTAACTGCGGGAGTAGGAATTAGCGGCGGCGGTACTTCAGGAACTGTCACCATCACAAACTCTATGGCAACTGCTATTGACGCCAAGGGCGATTTAGTTGTTGGAACTGGTGCAGATACTTTTTCTAAGTTAACCGTTGGTGCAAACGGAACAGTCCTCACAGCAGACAGCGCTGAGGCTACTGGGCTTAAGTGGGTTACTGCTGGTGGTGGCGGTAAAGTTTTGCAAGTAGTTTCAGCAACAACATCTACCAGTAGTACAACAACAAGTTCAACTTTTGCTGATAATAATTTAACGGCCTCTATCACACCAAGTGCAACTTCAAGTAAAGTTTTAATTTTAGTTACCCAAAATTATACTTTTATTAGATCAGGAAATGAAGCAGGCGGTGGGTTACGATTAATGAGGGATTCTACTGCCATTTTTAACACTACTGCTAATAATTTACAATTATATAAGCATATACCTGGATCAACAGCAATAGAGTTTTATGAAAATACTGCCATTACATATTTAGATAGTCCAAATACAACTTCTAGCACAACCTATAAAATGCAACACGCTGTCGCTTATAGTTCAAGTAGTGGCAGTTTTTCATCACAGGCTCAAACGGCCTCAACAATAACATTATTAGAGATAGGTGCATAGTGAGTCATTTAGTGAAAGCAATACAAAAATTACGGCCAAATTCTCAATTTACTTTTAATAATCAAGATTATTCTACTATAAATTGGATAGTGCTAGATGGTGATGCACCTACTCAAGCCGAAATAGACCAAGCGATTCAACAGGTAGAGGCAGATGAATTAGCCGAAGCGGAAGCAAAGGCGCAAGCCAAAGCCGCAGCCGAAGCCAAGTTATCAGCCCTAGGTTTAACTACTGATGATCTTAGGGCTTTAGGTTTATAGCACAATCTTGGGGGATTGTTTTGAAACCTTGGCTTTCTAAAGCGGCAGCGCAGTTTCGCGATCAAGTAAATGACTCATTCGCTGATCGCCGTAAATCTTTGGACGGATGGATTGGTGATCTGCGTCACCAGTCTCGAGTTAGTCAACACAATCCAAACGAGCAGGGTGAAGTTTGCGCATTGGACATTGACGCTCGCTTATCTGAGGAACAAGGAATTGCAATCTATTTGGCAGATCAAATTAGACTTGCAGCAAAACAAGGTGATCGACGCATTCTTTATGTAATTTTTATGGGAAAGATTTGTTCTGCGAAATCTTTTTGGCGCTGGGTTAAGTATCGCGGATTAAATCCCCATACAAAACATATACATATTAGTTTTAAAGAAAACCAAAATGGTAAACCTTTTAACATACCACTATTAGGGGGAACAAATGAAGTTATCAAAAAAGCATAAGGCTGCAATCAAGTCTTATTTAAGAGCGGTTTTCGCTTCCGGAATAACTGTTGCGCTTGCGATTGTCGCTGACATCCATCCGGCATACGCAACACTCTTAGGCGCTATCGTCGCTCCTATTGCTAAAGCCGTTGACCCTTCCTCAGGTACTGAGGTTGACTACGGAATTAATGCGAAATAATGGACGCAGTTTCATGGGGTGGTTTAGCCGCCGCCGTCTCCGCCGTATTAACAAGTTTCTTTTTGGGTCTCCGTTATCTTATTAAAGGATGGTTGTGGACTCTAACCCCTAATGCTGGAAGTTCTCTTGCTGATCGTTTAGCAAGAATTGAAACTCGCCAAGAGGAATTACTGAGGATTGTCACCGATAGAAAGTAAACTGTACCTATGGCTCAAAAG